TGCTTGCAGTTTTGTTTTACCCATACCATAAAACAATCCTAAGTTAATTGTTTTCGCTTGTGATCTTGGTATCTCAGCCATTTCTGCAACCGTTTGGTGGAAGTCTGTATTCGTATTATCATTATAAGCATCAACAACATCATATACAGATGGAAATTTATGTAGTGCTGCATAGTGTACCACTAGCCTTGGTTCTTGTTGTGAATAGTCAAAGCAACCCCAGGTACAATTTTCTTCTGGTAAAAATAATGATCTTATCATAGGTCCAAGATCCTTGTTCCTTGCTGGTAGTTGCTGTAAGTTAGGATTGTTATAACTAAACCTTCCTGTTACAGTACCACCAGCATCGGATCTTATCTGATTTATCTCAGCGTGAATTCTACCTTTATGTTCAAATCTTAAAATAGTATCAATAAAAGTTGTATGAGCCTTGTTAATTTCTCTAGCTTGTGCTATTTTCTGAACCAAAGGATGACTATGTTCAGAAAGAAAATTTTTAGTAAAAGAAGGTGCCTGTGATTTTTCAGTTCTTGAATATTCTAAACCAAGTTTATCAAAAACTTTTGCAATACTTCTTGCAGCCCAAATTTGAGGATCTATTCCTGTTTCAGTTTTTACTTCATGCAATAACTTTTCTTCTTGCTGCTGTAATTGTGTTTTTAATGATAGAGCCCGTTCTCCATCTACTCTTACTCCTTTAAATCTCATATCAACTAGACAAGGAAATAAGTCTGTTTCTAAATTAAAAATAGATTCAATATCTTGTTGAATAATTTCTGTTTTAAATTTTTGCCATAAGTCTAAAGTTAGTTCAGCATCTTTTTCTGCATAAGCTCCAACATACATTGGTGGTAACTTCCACATATCTGCTTTTGGATCAAGTCCTCTAGATTTTGCCTCTTCATTTAATGCAGCTTCATTTTTACCATGACCTAAATATTCCCATGACAATGCATTTAAAGAATATGCAAATCTATTCTCATCAATTAAACTTGCTGCAATCATTGTATCTACTATTAAACCATTGATTTTTATACCTAAATTACGTATCCAACATACGTCATACATAGCATTATGAAATATTTTTATAGAAGGAGATGCCATAGTATCAGCAAACCATGCTAATACTTTTTTTCTATCCATGTTGCTCCCCGATCCATGAGCAATTGGAAAATAAAATTTTCTACCTGCTACAGCTACAGCAATACCTACAACCTCACCTTCACCTATAACGGATCCAGATCCCATTGTTTTTAAATTTGGATCTCTTGTTTCTAAGTCAACTGCAATCTCTTCATATGATCTTAAGTCAGGAAACTCTTCCGGTTCTATCCATTCTGTTTGTGCTGTAAATATAGGTACTTTCATTATATTTTTTCCTTTAATGAATCTAGATATTCTTGATCTTCTTTATCTAATTCTTCTTGTTGCTTTTTACCAAAAATTTCCTCCCAACGTTTTTTATAAACATCGTTAGTCGGTCTTGATACACCGTCGTATTTTTTACCTTTTTCTTTTGCCATGATCCATGTCTTTCAATTTCTTTTTCTCTAATTCACAGTAATGAATTATTTTTTCTAAATCTTCTATGCCATTTTTATTCATATAACGGCACACATACTTTATTACATTACCTTGAAAGAATGACAAGTCATTCTTAGAAATAAATTCATAAGGTTGAATGTGAAAATCCTTGTAGTGATTTCCTCCTATCTGCTTATCTTGTGGAAATAATTCCTCAAACATTTTTTTATTTGTCATAGTTTTCTCCTTTATTGTGTGGTAGTTGTTGATTTAACGGGGCTAACATAATACCTGGGAATTGAAGGTCCCGAACCAACTTCGCCGTTAGACTTGAAGCTACCACTCTCCATGGAGACAGTCCTTCTTTCCCGTTCTGTTTAAAACTACAAAGAATAACCATAACGTTCCTTCTTTGGTTTTAATAAGTATAGGCTTTCTTTGGCTCTAGTTGAGCCAACATACCAAACTCTATGTTCTTCATCTGCTTTATCGATATTATTTTCTACAGATTGTCTAATTTTTCTAGCATTATCTAATACTAAAATAACATTTTCACATTCACCACCTTTTGCTGCATGAATAGTAGATACTTCTATTCTTGGTGGTTGTGATAACTTATTACCATTAGATAACATTGTTCTTATATAAAAACATTCGTCCTGGTCAGCTTTTGTAAATAAATTATACCAAACAGAATCTTTACCATAACCAAAATCATCCATGTTGTAATATTGTTTATTTTCTTTAAATTTAAAAAAAGGATTGTCTGGTAAATATTCATGTAATTCTTTTGCATCAGCTAAACTTATTGAATTACCTTTACATAACTCACTAAAATTTAATATCGCTTTATAGAGTCTTGTATTATAGCTTTTACCGTATCTATCTTTAAAATATAAATTATTAGACCTTAATTGTTTTGATATCTCATCAGATCTATAAGTAGTTCTAGTTAATATTAACCAATTATCTTTTGTTAAATCAATATGTTCAATGTTATAAATAAATTCTACATTTCCTGGTGATCCTTTTTTTGCAAAGTATTGTTTTTCTTTTCTTGTTTGTATTCTACTAACAATAACATTAGATAGTTCTTGAATATTTTTTGGTACACGATTTGAATATGGTAATACTACTTCTTCTGCAGGTTCATTTAAAAATCTCTTAACATCAGCTCCAGCCCAGGCAAATATAGCTTGATCATCATCACCAGCTAAATAAATATCTTTTGATTTTTCTTTTAATACATCAAACATCATCCATTGTATTGGAGATAAATCTTGAGCTTCATCTATAAATACTACATCAAACTCTTTACATTTTTCTTTTTCATTTACAAACTTTGTAATCATGTCATTAAAATCATAAAGGTTGTCACCTTTAAAATGATTATAATTTAAATAGATATGTCCTAAAGTTTCATAATCAATTTCATTACTCCATTCATTTGTATTAAATTCTTCTTCGGGAGAAATATTTTTTACTTTTGCTTTATTAATAAGTTTAAAATACTCACTATTAAAATTTAAATAACCAGACTCATCTCCAGTATCTGTAACTCTTAGGTTTAATTCTTTACCTATTTGTTCATAATGTACTGGTTGTAATACAGATTCTTCACTCATACCTAATGTGTGAAAAGCAAATGAATGTAGTGTTTGAAAATATCTTAAATCTTTTTTATCTAGTTCAGGATTTCTCTCTAACATTCTATCTCTAGCTTCATTAGCTGCTTTTCTAGTAAAAGCAAAATAACCTATTCTATTTAGATCTGTTCCTTTTTTAATATATTCATCAACTAAATTTAATAATGTAGTTGTTTTACCTGTACCCGGAGGACCAAATATTTTTTTAATCATTAGAATATTTGCTCCTTAGATTTACCTTGAACTATTTCAGGTTTAGGTTGTTCATCAGATAATAATTCTGGAAATTTATCTAGTGATACTACAGTCACATTAATTGGATTATAAGAATTAGTATCCCCATCTTTTTTTGGAAATCGTTTACTCACACCAAATTTTGCATCAAATAATTTTGTCATTTGTTCTGCAGTTATTTTTCTATCCATCTTCCATTCTTTATTTTTTAAAGAATCAAAAAAACTTGAATAAACAAAATATGCATGACTACCTTCTATCAATACAGCACCTGTTTTAAATGCTGCATAAGTTCCAGCTTTAGGTCCATGTAAATATTTAGATAAATACTCTTCTAATAACTCTTCATCTGAAGTACCTTTAGGTGGTGGTGTTGTTAATTTAGGTGGAAATAAATTATCTAATATATCTTGAAATTCATTTTGTTTTATTTTTGGTGGAATCATATCAGCTGCTGCACCAATGATTGCTCTTATATTATCTAATTCTATTATTTGTTTTATATTTTTTGCTCTAACTTCTTTTGTAGTTTGACCATCTGATAAAGTTACATTGAATGTGTATTGTGGTTCAGCATAAGTTATTTTTTGTAATCCTGATAATGCTGGAAAGACTCTCTTCTTATCTGATAAATATCCATAAGTTCTTTTTCTACATTCTGCTTTCATACACACTGGTTGTATTGGGTCTTCATTACAAGTATGTCCTTTAGTTTCTCTAGCCCAAGACTTTAATTTTTGTTTTGTTTTAGTTTCTGTCCAATCAATTACACCGTTTGCTCCAGGTTCAAAATATTTACCAGGTGCCGCAACAACCATTTTCTCCCAATCGTCTGGATATTTCTTTTTAGCAAACACCATGTAGTTATATAAAAATCTATCTCTACCATCTCTTAATTTATTTTTAGTTAATATTGCAAGACAAGGTGGGCCATCATTAAATTCTTCTCCACCACCATTTAATAAAGATCTAGTATGCTCTAATGTAAACTCTTCTAATTCGTCTGCACTATAAGTATTTGCTTCTATAACTTCTATAAATTGATCAAATGTAAACGTTGTACCATCTAAATTAAATGCAACTCTTTCTGTTTTATTATAATAAGGTAAATTAATATACTGACCCATGTTCCATTTACCTTCTGAGTCTTTTCCTAATTCAGTTTGTTTAGGATATATTTCAATGTTAGTTGGAAGTTTTAAAGTAAATAATAATCCCTCTAAAAAATTTCTTATTGCAACAGCTCTAATTGGTTCTTTAACAAATAAATATAAATGTAATCCACCTGATTTAGATTTAACTGGAACAACAGGTAATTTATGTTCAGCAATAATATCTAAATATTTTTTATATGGAAAATTAGAATAACTATGTTGTTTATCATCAATGTCTATAGCACCAAATTTTGCCATACCTTTATCATCACATGGTTGAATACCAATAGATTGTCTACCACTTAAATGATCTAAATAATCTTTTTCAGTAATTTCATTATGAGACCAACCATAAACTGGTTTAGCTTTTCCTGTACTTGGATCAATTGATAATTTTGTTAAATCTGCAGTACCAAATGCTCTTTGTAAACCTGTAAAGGTTTGTATAAATTTTCTTTCTTTATTATCCATTATTAAACTGTCTCTAGTTTATGTGGGCGATTACTCGCCCACGATATATTGGGTAAATTAAAAGTGAGAAGCTTCTGATTTAGTACTATCTGTACTTTCACCATGCTTAACTTTGACATCACCTTTAGATATACTTTCAGCAAAAGATCTAGCTTGTTGGTATATCGCAGCATCTTCTACTGGACCAACTTTACTAACTTCCCATCCAAACCAAGTTCCTTTGTCATTAGACATTTGAGTTGTTCTCAAATTATATTTGTGACTAAAGAATGCTGGAGTGAACATTCCGTTTTTGCCTTTCATTTTAATACTTGCCATCATACTATTCCATTTTCTACTAATCTTTAACTGTGTTGATTTCATGGCAATTAAAGCTGTAGATGGACTATTACCTAAAACAACTACAAAATGACTTGCAGTTTTTTCAATATAATTACCGTTAGGTAATCTATCTTTGTATGAGGCATCTCTTTTTGTTTGAGTTAGTATATCACTAGATGATGGGTGAATTGCTACTGGAGCACCAGAACCTTCGCCTCTATCTTGCCATTCAATATATTCTAATTTGTAATGACAAGGAATGACTTGAATTCCTTTTTCTCCATCAAACAATTCTCCAGTTACAGAGTTATAAATCATTCCAGGTTCAGCACCTTGAACATATTTACCGTCTCTTTTATTAACTTCTGGAGATAATTGTCCTAGTATTTTTAGGAATGGTAATGCTAAATCTTCATGAGTTAGATTTTCCACACCTTGGTTTGCATCTGCTTCAAACATATTTACAGATAACGCACCTGCATTAACTTTTTCAGCTACTGCATTATTGGTCTTTGGTTCTTGTTTCTTTGTTACTTGTTCTTGAGACATATTTTTTCCTCCTATGCTCTTGTTATTTTAGTTCTGTTTCCTGCGAACACATTAAATAGATCAGAGGGCATATCGAGACCCTTTTCGATACGCTCCCTGACCAATGCTTTAAGTGTCATAGGTTCAACCTTTAATTTTTGGGTCGGTTGATAGCCTTGACCTTGTGCAAGGACAGCATATTCTACTGCCTTGTTATCCTCGTTACGACCAAAGGAAACAGTAACCTCATTTTTAATAAGATCACCCAGGCCGTTATCACGAAGCCATTTGAATGCTTCTTCCTTTTTTTCTACAGGAATTGAAGCACCATAAACTGGTTTTACTTCTATAGCTGAACCATCTGCTAGTTTCATTGTACTAATATTCATTTCAGTCATCATTGTAGGAATAACTTCACCTGATAAAGTTTCAGCTTGTTGTTTAAGTTGTTTTAAAGATTCTTCTGTAATCTTTATTTGATCTTCTAGATCTCTAAGTTTAATAACTTGATCCGATAATGCTTTAGCATCATTAGTTTGAGTTATCGACTCAGTTTGATCTGCTTCGAAATTTATATTGCTCATATATATTTATCTCCTTTGTTAGAGTTAGTATTTCTTTCTTAGCTCTTTTAATTATATTAAAAGCTCTGTACTTCATATAGTAAAAATCAAAAACCTTGTCAAGGTGTATAATAAAAATAAATACAACTCCTAAAATATAACTTAAAAATTTAATGTCTTCATCTCTTTCAAACAAATTAAATTCTTTCATAAATTTTATATCTTTCTCAGTTGCTTTTATAAAATTTTCTAATTCTAGCTTTCTATCTTTCATACGATACAGTCTATTCTGTATCTTCCATTCTATCTCATCCATCGTCTATGTTTCCTCGTTCGTATAAATTTATTTCTACTGGGTAGTATGTATGTTCTTGTCGGTCCCATTTCAAGAGATTATATTTACCTCCTGTTATGTCTGCGGCAATAGAACATGCTACACCTATTATAGCTGGATCACCTGTTAATAACAAATAATCTTTTTCAGTATAATTTTTTAAAAGTTTTCTTAATTTAAAAATTAATGGACCAGGTGACAAAATAATTTGGCTAAATTCAGGCAACAATGTGACAAGTTTACCATATTTTTGTGCGCCCATAATATTAAATTTTGGATTACCAGATCTTGTACCAGGTAATTCTTGAATCACATAAACTGTATTTTCATTCATAATTATTTTTACTTTCGCTTGACAACTAATTACCTTTTATTATATAGATTGTCAATAGAAAGACAATAGGAAATATTATTATGAATTATAAATTTAAAACTAAACCTTATGCGCATCAAATAACTGCGTTAGAAAAGTCGTGGAATAAAGAAGTATTTGCTTACTTTATGGAAATGGGAACTGGTAAATCAAAAGTTCTTATTGATAACATTTCTATGTTATATGACAAAGGTAAAATTAATGGTGCATTAATTATTGCACCTAAAGGTGTTTACCAAAATTGGTATGACACTGAAATACCTGTACATATGGCCGACCATATTGAGAAAGATTTAATATTATGGAAAGCGATGATTAATCAAAAACAACAAAATGAATTAAATAAGTTATTTGAGTCTACAGAAAAACTTCATGTATTAGTTATGAACGTTGAAGCATTTTCAACTAAAAAAGGTTTAGACTTTGCAGCTAAATTTATGAGTTGTCATAATACTTTAATGGCTATTGATGAATCTACGACTATAAAAAATCCAGATGCTAAAAGAACTAAAAATATTGTTGAGTTAGGTAAGCATGCTAAATACAGAAGAATTTTAACAGGTTCACCTGTTACTAAATCACCATTAGATTTATATAAACAATGTGAGTTCCTTGATCCATATTTATTAGACTATGGTTCTTATTATGCATTTAGAACTAGATATGCGGTAATGCGATCTGCTAACTTTGGTGGACGATCAGTACAAATAGTAGTCGGTTATAAAAACTTAGGTGAGTTATCTTCTAAACTAGAACCATTTTCTTATCGTTGTTTAAAAGAAGATTGTTTAGATTTACCTGACTACACTTATACTAAACGTGTAATTCAATTAACACCTGAACAGAAAAAAATATATCAACAAATGAAAATGTTGGCTTTAGCTGAATTAGATGGAAAACAAATGACAACTCAATCTGCTATGGTTCAGTTAATGAGACTTCATCAAATTACTTGCGGTCATTTTACTGCTGATGATGGTACCATTAAAGAAGTTAAGAATGAAAGACTTGATGCATTAGTAGATATACTTAGTGAAGTAGAAAACAAAGCTGTCATTTGGGCCCACTATAGACATGACATCAATGCCATTGTTAATGCTGTTGAAAAAAACTTTGGTAAAGAATCTTATGTGACTTATTATGGTGATACAACAAATGAAGAAAGACAAAATGCAATTAAACAAATTCAAGATCCAAACAGTCCTGTAAGATTTATAATTGGTACACCACAAACGGGTGGGTATGGTATCACATTAACAGGTGCTAATACAATGATTTATTATGCGAATGGTTATGATTATGAAAAAAGAATACAATCAGAAGCTAGAATTAATAGAGCAGGTCAAACTAGAAAAATGACTTATATTGATATTATCGCAGAAGGAACTGTTGATGAAAAAATAGTAAAAGCTCTTATAGGTAAAATGAATATTGCAAGCAAAATTACTGGAGATGATTTAAAAGAATGGATTTAATTATTTTTGATAACAACCTTTGGCATTTAATTCCTGTAACAAAAACAATGTTACAAGGTTTAGAAATACCTAAAGGTATAGACTGTATGGAACTTTGTGAAATTATAAGAGAAAATTTTACTACTTATATTGATTCAAAAAATATTACATTTATGAATGGTAATAAGAACCATCTTTTTTATGGTTGTATATGTGGGGCCGAAGCCCCACAATAATTTATTTGATATTTATTTTAGTACCTTCAACTTTTTCAGGTTCTTTAAAACCTAATTTAATTGTAAGTACTCCATCTTTCATTTCAGCTTCATCAACAATTACATCATTTCTTAATGAGAATTGTTTTACAAACTTTCTAAAAGATAGTCCTTTGGTAATATATTCTTTTTCAGAATCATTAACTTGACCAGATACAGTCAATATTCCGTCTTTTACTTCAACAGATATATTTTTTTTATTGTATCCTGCAAGTCCTAATTCCATTCCGTATTTACCTTTGCCATATTTCACAACATTGTAAAAAGGGAAAGAATTTATTTTAGTTAGATTATTGAAGACACTATCAAAAGCGTCATCAAAAAAAGTATTCATTAAACCGAGTGCTGTCATATTATCCTCCTTAGTTAAGCAAGTTTAATAGGCCACATTATTGTGCACCTGAGATACATATAATAACTAATTAATTAATGTCAACTAATCCAGTTTCTCTGTTTAAATATTTATATTCTATTTTAGAGGTATTAAAATCTTGTTGTATTTTCTTACATATTTGTTCATGATTAAATTCACCACAACTATATACATCGAACTGCATTAATGCAGGTTTAACTTCATCCCATACATGCATGGCTATATGTGATGTTTCTATAATTGCAACGGCAGTAATTCCTCTATTGCCAGGCATAGTACAATACTTAACATATGGACCCATGAATACTTTCATATTTATATCCATAATAAAATTGTTTAACCAACTTTTTAAATAGTTCTCATCTACTGGTGGATTATTTATTTCTGCTCGAACAATAAGATGCTTATGCACCAACAAACTATTTTCCATATGTAAACCTTTCTTATTTTAAGAATAAATTAAACAGACCTGTTAAAGCTAATATAGTTGTAAAAGCTCCACCAATTATCCAATATAATAATTGATCTGTCTTATTTTCGATCTTATCTACTTTCTTATCTAGTTTGTCAATATCATCATGCATATGCTTGAGATGATTATCACGAATTATTGAGATGTCTTTCTGTAATCCTGTTACGTGGCCATATAAATCTTGAATTGTTCCATCCAGTGTTTTTGGTCTACGTTTAGGCATTATATTGTATAAGTTCCTGGTTCGGAAATATTTCCTTGTTTTAGTTGTTCAAACTCATATTCAGTTACATTTGGAGATATCATTCCTAAATCTATTGCTGTGTTATAATCCATCGTATTAAAACCTCTCATTTTAGAAGCATTAATATCTTTTTGAGTTACTTCTGCCATATACGGTGGAATATAATCAGCGGATGGAATTGTTTCTTCATAAGGAATTAATTCTTCAAGTGTATAAGTTTCATTAGTTTTAATAGGTTTTTTCATAGGCACCATTTGAGTTTTTTCTGTTCCTGTTTCTACAGGAAAACCAAATTCACCTTTATCTAATTCTAATCCAGTGGGATCTATAACTTGTCCATCTATTAATTGAAGTTTATTATATTGAGACATATCATCATAACCAACATAATCTTTAGGACCAAAAAGACCTTTACCATAATCAATAGCATTTCCTATTACTGATCCTACTAAAGGAACACCTGTTAATAAACTAGCAAGTCCTCCTAAAAATCTACCACCAAATCCAGGTTTAGTTTGTCCTACCCTTGGATCACTTGATACGTACCCAAAGCCAGGCATACCAGGAGTACCAACAGTAGAAATAGAATTTCCTCTACCGAGTAAACTTCCAAATATTCCGGGTTGAGTTCCATAAGTACTTCTATAACCTGAAGCTCCTCCACTAAATAAATCTCCAAAAAAACTTGGTTGACCGTATGATTTATAAGCTGATCCAACATAATTATTTCCAACAAATTCAGGAACAGCACCTTGTCTTGTTCTATCACTAACAGCAACCGTTTGACCTGTAGTAACATTACCTCTTAAAATATCTTGAACTCTTTGTTTATTCTTATCTCCTTGACCTACTCTATTACCGCCTCCACCTCCAGAATTTGGTCCTCCAGGACTTGCATCATATCCACCGAGATCACCTTGTAATGACATAATACCACCAGGTCCTCTATTTGGTTTACCTTTTAAAGATCCATATAAGTTTGCATCCAATAATATTTTTTGTTCTTTTGGAGTAATGTAAGCTAGTTCAGCTACTACGTGATCTGGATCTGATAACCATTTTTTAGGAACAGTAACCGTTTCTTGTTTACCAAGATAGTTAGGTCCACCACCTTGATTAGCTGGTTTAATTTTTTTCTTTTCTGATTCAGTTAATCGTTTGTCTTTATATAAAGCTTTGTCTATTGCCATTATCTTCTTCCGTCTGGTTGAATATCTAATTTAAACGTACCTAGTTTCCAACTTTGAGATGAACCAGTATTAGCTATCTTTAATGACATAGCTCTACCTCTAGCACGTGTATCTACTTTATCAGTAGATGATGTAATTGTAAAGGGGCCAAGTGGTGAACCTGAATATGAATCATTAGAATAATTACGTAATTGTAATGTTATTTGTGTGTCTCCAGTTTGTGATAAAAAGTCAGGAATAAATCTTCTAACTTTCATGATATATTCACCATCACCTTTTAAATCAGCAATCCCTGTTGCCTGACCCGTGATACCTCTTCTTGCAGATATATCAAAGTCTCCAGATTCAATATTCGATTGTATGGCGGTTACAGATCCTTCTGCTACTTGATCGGTTCCTTTTTCATGTTCATAATATATTGTCGATCCATCTGTATTACCTATAACATCAAAAGAACTATCATCTGCTGCATCGTAGTAAGTAGCATGTGGTAATCCAAATACAGCTGAGTCTACCCATGTCGTTCTAGCTAAACTTCCTGTTGTCCAAATAGGTCTTTGAGGACTTGATTCAATGTAGTTATAAGTTACAGATCTATTAACAACTGTTGATCCTTCTGTACAATAGAACCAAGTTATTTCTCCAAACAAATTATTTAATCCTGCATAAATTAATTGTGATGCAGTAGTATTTAAATCATTATAAACATAGTCTTCAACTAAACAAACCATAGATTCTAAATTACCAGAGTATTTAAAGAAACCATTTTCTGACATCCAATATGCTGCACCATCAACTTCTAATGCTGCACTCTCTCCAATCAATCCACAGTTTGTACCTACTTGTGCAAAACCAAATGTAAATGGAGCACCTACAAAACGCATAGTAAATAAAGATGTATCCGTCCAAACGTATATCGCATCTCTACCTCTAACGGCTCCAACAATTCTAGATCCATCAGATAGTCTTTGTGTACCTGCAGTATTAACTGAAGTTGGTGTATAGTCATTTATATTTTCTTGATCCGAAAATCTTATAAACATT